GAACGAGTTGGTCCGGCGGCACAAACTTATGGTTATGGTTATGGTATTAGTCAATATGGTGGAACTGTACAAGGTGCACAAACAACAACTTTGAATGGTAGTCTAAATGCTGATACAGCAGGTACAGGTGGAACGGGGACCGCGGTTACAGTTGTAAGCACAACAGGATTTCCTTCGGCAGGAACTATTGCAATAGCTAATGAATTAATTACATACGCATCAACAAGTGCTACACAATTTTTAGGTATTACTAGAGGTGCAAAAGGTACAGCAACTCCTGGTACATCCAATGGTCAAGCACATTCATCAAGTGACACAGTTACCAACGCATCAGAGTTTAGTGGATGGGGTGATGCAGTTGATGCAGGAACTATTACTCTTGAACCAGGTCTTTGGTCGTTAAGTAATTTTGGTCAAGTACTAGTTGCAACCATTGCTAATGGAAAAACATTTACTTGGAATGCAGGAGATGCAGCAAGATTAAGTGTAAGAGCTTCTACTAGCACAACAGATTTTGTAACAACAGGAAACCCAACAGCTACAAGAACAACTCTTATTTCACCAACAACACGTCACTTAATTCATTTTGGAACAGAAACAACTATTGGATCTACTGCAACACAAGATGATATGTTTATAAGATTTTCAGAACAAGAAAATATAAATTCTTATACTATTACGGCAGTTAATACTGCAGGTTCGCAAAGACTACAAGATGGTACAAAAATTATGGGAGCTTTAGTTGCTAAAGAAAATATCTTAGTATGGACCGATAATGCATTATACACGATGAAATTTGTAGGTGCACCATTTACATTTGGTTTTGAACAAGTGGGTACCAACTGTGGATTGATTGGTAAAAATGCAGCGATCGAAATTGATGGTGTTGCTTATTGGATGGGTAGTAATGGATTTTTCTCTTTTGATGGTACCGTAAATACCTTACCTTGTAGTGTTGAAGATTATGTTTATGATGATGTAGATACAACTAAAGGTCAACAAGTAAACGCAGGTATTAATAACTTGTTTACAGAAGTTACGTGGTGGTATCCAACATCTGGATCAGATTTTAATAATAGATATGTAGTTTATAACTACGGTCAAACTAATCAACAAGTGCCAATGGGTAATTGGTATACAGGTGTTAATAGTAATTCTATTAGAACAACTTGGATTGATACTTTAGTTTACCCTAAACCTTATGCAACAGCATTTAACGATTCTAACACAGGAACTTTTCCTGCTATTATTGGTGAAACAGGATTAGGTCAAAGCGTATTGTTTGAACACGAAACAGGAACTGATCAAGTAAATCCAGATGGATCTACTACAATTTTAACTTCTTTTGTAGAATCTTTTGATTTTGCATTACAAACAGATCAAGGTATTGGAGAATACTTTTTATCTATGGGTAGATTTTTACCTAACTTTAAAAACTTAATAGGTAACGCAGTTGTTAATGTATCAGTTACACCTTATCCTGCACAAGCAAATACAGATTCTTCGTTTAGTCCTTTTACTATTGACTCTGCTACTACATTTGTTAGTACTAGAGCGAGAGGAAGGTACGCGGCTATTAAAATTGAAAACACAGGAACAGGTCAAAGCTGGCGTTTTGGAACTTTCCAAGCTGATTTAAAACCAGATGGAAGAAGATAATGACTAGAATAGTAGTAAGATTACCTGAACCTAAAAAAGAATATAGTGAAGATAACCAAAGACAAATTAACAGATCTTTTTCTTCTATTGTAGAACAACTTAACTCTACATTTTTAACACAGTTAAAAGAAGATGCAGAAAGATATACGTGGTTCGGATTAGGATAAATGGCAAATATATATTTAAACGCAAAAAAAGATTTAACAACTAATACAGTTACAACTGTATATACTGTACCCTCTAACTCTAGAGCTATTGTAAAATCATTATTAGTTAGTAGTGATAATGCTAGTGATACAACTATTACTGTAGATTTATTTGATGGAGATCCAGCGTCAGCTAACAAATTTACTTTGTTTAATACTAAAACAATTACGGCTAATACATCAGATCAACTATTGACCGAGCCCTTGATTATGTTAGAAAATGAAGTATTACAAGTAACAGCTGCTGATGCAAATAGACTATTTGTTACAGCATCTATATTAGAAATTAACAGAGAGGACAGATAATGCCGTTTATAGAAACAGAAGCTTCAGTTAGGTACGAAATAATTAATGGTAAAAGAGTACCAGTAATTACACCTAAATGT